TACCATGTTTTCTGTATTTCTTTTTAGGTCTTCTATAACTTTAGGTAAAGCCTTTACTGATGATTTTGTATTTTCAACACTTTGTTTAACAAACCCTGTCATACCCGACATACCTGCAGTTAAACTTTTTAGAATTACATTTGTTTCTTTTGTATTATCATCTACTTGGTCCATTTCCTCATTTTTAATGAACTTTTGGTCTGCTGTTTGTAGTGCTCGAGCATTAAATATCTCAAACATATTACCCATGAATAAAGATTTAGGCGTATCATCCTCTCGCTTCTCTCTAAGAAGTTCTCTGGTTAATCCATTAGTTGTTTGTAATTCCCTTAAAAGTGGGTCAAACTCAGCCATTCTTCATCTTCCTGTTTTGTTCTTCTATTTTTTTATTTTCTTCTGCAACATGTTCTACCACTAGACCTACATATATTTCTCTTTCCCATGGCATCATGTTTTCTAACTCTGTCAAAGAGTATTTATGATGTTGCATGAGTGCAAAATTACTTTTAAAGTAACTTTTTAGGCTCTCATGTGAGAGCCCTATACT